GTGTTGAATGGTGTAATACTTCTTCATGAAGTATACAGGATCCTGTTTGCATTTAATAAGCTCCTGCTTTATAGCATCACTTATATTTACTTTGGACATTGTTTATTATTTATAACCAACTAGTTCGCCTCCTCACCGTAATCGTTGTCTAATGTAACGTTCATAGCTTGATCTAGGTCGGCTCTTAGTTTTTTAATTTGCATTGGTATATTACCAATTGCTTGTTTGTATTGATCTAAACCAATTACATTACCCTTTAATTGCATAAGCAATTTATCTTTTTGTGCTTCTAGATCTTGTAATTGAGCTTGCTTCTTATGAATGCCTGTTAGAGAATCAGCATTCTGCTTAACGTCTCTTGTAGTAGGTTCTTTTTCGAATTCATCACCTCTATCGTTTGCATCAGGCTTATTCCAATCATCAGTTTCTTCTTCGTCGTCAAAAGTCTCTTTATCTTGATTGCCAGTTGGCATAATTAGATTAGTATTATTATCTTCTCTCATACCTCTAGAAGCTCCTCTACTATCTTCGTCTGGAGTTTCGTAAGGAATTACTGAGCTAGGAGGCTGATGTGAATCTAAAAGACTTTCAACCTCACTGTCTAATGTACCTTCCTTTTTATGCTCTTTATAATCTTCGTAGATTTCGATAGCTTCAGCTTTTAACTCTCCAAATCTTTTAGGATTCTTATCTCCTAATTCTATACACCTCTGTAAGATCGTTAAATTATCTACCTTACCTCTATAGTTCTCTCTCATTTGAGATTGACCTGTTAATTTGTTCTCAGATAAGAATTCTTTAAGATTAAGTTTCATATTAATAATTTACTAATAAATAGTTTAGTATTCAGGACCAAAAGACATTGCATCGGCAACGGGAATGGCTTTATGTTGATTTATTAAGGATTTCCACTCATTCTTAGAGTATTTAATGCCAAATAGATAATATTCCGGTGTTTTTATTTCGCCTTTTACGTAAACTACTGCAGGTCCTTCTGTAGAATGCATCTTTGCTACCTGTCCTGTAGTTTCCATGTAAGTAATTGTCTTACCGCACAGAGTATTAATAGTTTTTATCGTGGTATGTGTTCTCATATTGGTTTATTTAACAGAAAATAACGAAAATATTTCGTATTTCCAACAAAAAACCTGGCTTTTTTAGGGCCAGGCTTAGGAACTATAATACTGAGACTATAGCGGGGCATTATTTTTACGATTCAGTTTCTTCAGCTGCTGTCTCTTCTGGTGTTGGTGCTTCTTCTGCTGTTTCAGGCTTTTCGCCTGCTACTGTTTCTTCTCCTTCTGCACCTTCTGTTTCAATTGGATTACCCATTGAAAGTAATCTAGCAATTGCATTTGTAGCTCTTTCTCTTTCACCTATAGTTTGTAAGTAAAATTTCTTGCCTGCTACAGATGCTTCATAAGCCTTACCTAAAAAGGTTAGAGTGAAGTATTGACCGTTATGTAAAACAATTTTAAAGGTAGTTGGCTTAGGAGCTACAATATAAATACCTGTAACATAGTCTTTAAACGCTGGAGTCATTAACATCTCCAAGGTCTTTTGCAGAGTTGGATACTTAGTTAACAAGAAGTTAATTGGGTCGTCTTCAAAAGACTGTACATTAGGTTCCATTCTCTCAACTTCCCTAAGTATTAATTTTTTTATAATGTCTCTGTTTGTCATATTATGATAATAATGCGTGATATTCTTTGAAATGTTTAATACGATCTGGTAATCCTATTGTTCCTCCATTTACTCTTTTAGTAACTTTAGTTACAACTAAATCAGAAGCTCCTTCATCGGCCATTATATGCAATTTGTTCTTATTAAAGAACCAAGCTGCTGATAATAATGCATATTTTTCTGCAACCCATTGTGGATTAGCAGTAAGATCTTCATTAATTGCTTTACCAAATGCTGTGTAATTATCCTTACCGGTTAATTGAATATAACCACGGCCACAGTACTTAGCTCCATCACCTGTTGATTCAGCGCCGTTGCCCATCCTGTTACCGTAAACCAAGTTAGCAATTTTTTCAGGCTTTCTTTCATATTCTTTTGCTTTTACTTCTGTTGGAAAATATTTTTTAAATATACCTTGAAGACCTTTAGCAGAATAATTTAAATTTTCTTTCGTTAATCTAAATCCACCTGATTCATGTCCACATTGTGCAAGGAAATGAGCAAGACGCAAAGGAGTATTGATTTCGAACTTCTGCATTACGCCAGGAATTTGTTCAATTACCTTATCAGGTATATGTCCTTTTAATTTATCTAAGTTCATAGGTTTTATCTTTTGATATTCTTCCACATTGCTGCTGCTGCGATCTTTTGTCCCTTCTCACCGCCGCCTGCTGCTTGTGCTACTTTCTCAAAACCTTTTCCTTTCTTACCAATATCTTTACCTGCTTGTGCTTTTTTAACTACAGCAGACTTTTTTTCTTTACTTAATCCTGCAGATGGTTTCTTAGCTTCATATACATTATCTTCCATCTCATAATCATATCCAACCTCTCCAATAAACTCGTGTAATTCTTCTAATGCTCTTAAAATCCCTACTTTATCTTGAGTTGGAATATTTGAATTAGTTGAAATATTATTCATTAAATTATCTACTGCATTATCGGCTCTTTGAATTTTCTTCATATCAATACTTTCATTCATAGTACTGAAGCCTGGTCCTGGCTGTTGCATCTCTGTAGACTTTCCTGCCATATATTCTGCTATTGAATGTAAATAATCAGAAGCAAGTGTAATATAAGAAGAAACCCATCCAGGTAGATTATCGTTTTGACCCATCATATTTTGAATCTTAGATGCGTTTGAAATAGCATCTTTAAGTTCACTTTGAGCCATTGAACCTTCATGATCTTGTCCGTGATTCCAATCACGTCCACAATCTTCACATTCTGGTAGTAAGTTTTTTAATTTTATCATTTTAACAATGGTAGTTTAGATATCTTTGTAATGCTTTTGCGTAATGTGTACCTTTATTTTTTAGTTTTCCTTTTGCAGATTTTACTCGACTGCAAGAAAGTTTACCTAATCTATTCTTTAAGATACCAGGTTTAACTGGATCATCAATTCCTTCTTTTAATTCAGTTACTATGTTAGCTAACTTTATCATTTTGTCTTCCCCCAAGTTTTACCTTTACCTGATCTACTGCATTGAGAAGGTGTTGGACGGCAAGAAGGATACTTTGCTCTCGTTTCACCTTTTTGTCTACCACAAGACTTACATTTCTTTTTACCGTCAACTTCACGACACGTATTACAATCCACCCATCCCTTTGCGCTTCCTGTGCCTCCTTTTCTAGAAAACCATTTATGTAATGATTCTTTCTCTTCTACTAAATCCTCTTCTTTTAATCCTTTCCAAATCTCCCCTCTCCTACATCTTACAATTGCACCAGAGCGGTATGCAGAAGGTTTGTCGTACTTACGACGTGCAATTCTAAGACAACGATCGTCTTTTCCTTCTATTATTTCAAGTAATATGTCAATTAACTTTACCATGCTCTACAACTCCAATATCTTGCTTTATCTCTTGGACCAGGATTACTACAGTTATGTCTAGCTCTAAAACTCTTCCTACGGGCAGGAATTGATTTTTTTATTCTCATGTTAGGATCACCGAAGTTTACCTTAACGACATTTCCTTTAGCATTTTTAACATATACCGATCTCTTCTTTGGTCCACCTGGTGTTAAAAAAGGTTTACCTAAGCTAACTTTACGGCCTTGGTATTCAGCTTCTTCTAACTTATTATAATTTTCCATGATATACTCTGCCAAACACATTGGACAGTATTCATTTATTTCATCTACTTCGTCTAGTTTATTTCCTGCAGCAACTGCTTTTTTGTAAGCTTCTGACCCTTTACGTGCTCCTTTTTCACCGCGAGCTCTTTTAGCATTAATGTTTGCCCAAAGACCTTCTAGGGTAGTTTCTTCGTGATCTGCTCTCACTTGATGAAACTCTATAGGTCCGTCATCATCTATAGTATGCATTTCGTTAGTTCTTCTACTGCAGTGACTTTTCCCTGTTAAAAAAGGTTTAGGGCACGATGTTCCTTTAACGTGAACATGTCCACATTTACCGCAGCATGTACCTTTTGCCTCTACCATTACTTTAAGTTTATAAGTTTATACTTAGTAGTTTGAATCAATTTAACAACAGTATCTACTTCGTTCTGAATGTAAGAGTCTTGTGGAATCTTAGTTCTAATAGTTTCTACATACATTGCTAAAGCTTCAAAGTAATTTACAAATTGCCCGTCTTCTTTAAAGGTAGCAGGTGAAGTATAGCCTCTTTGTATACCGTATTTACCTTGAAAACTTTCTACTATACCGTCGACTAAATCAACGATTTCATCGTAGTAAGTTCCTAATGCTCTATGGGCGGCATCTGAACCTATTCCTTGGACTTGCCAATGAAAGATATGAGCTTGAGTTCTAGAAGCTAATAGAGTTGATATTAATTGTGCAAATTCGTTCATTATTTCATCGGATTTTGAGGTAGTTCTTTCTTAGTTACTTTAACAGTCTTATGTTTGTCACGTAAACCTTTTATTACTCCCATCTTTCTTTCAGCTAATTCGTGATGACCTTCAGATAATTCCGGATTGTTAGTAGCTTCTTTCATGTGAGAATTAATTTCTTTCTGCAATCTAGCGATATGCTTATCGATTTCACCTAAAACATGGTCTTTCTTCTTTTCTATTTTGTGCAATTGCTTATGAAGCTCGTTAATAGCTGCTTCAGCTACTAAATTTGCTTCTTCTTTATCGTGGTAAACACCATGAACGCTGTTTGGTTCAAATTGACCAATACCGAAAGCGTGCGTATCATGGACTAAATCTTCTGTAGAATGATTAGGAGATGGCTTTAATACTACGAAAATCTTACCGACTTTATCGTCGCATCCTGGATGATCCCAAGATGGCTCTTGATCCATAATCGGCATTTCCATATTAGGACTTTGTTGCATCATAGAATCTTGTTGAGGCATCATGTTTTCCTTGATGCTTTTTTTGGTTTTAACCTTCTTCTGAATTTGTGACATCTTTTTCTGTATTTTCTCCTTTATAAATATCTCGTTTCTTTAGTTCAGCGATCTCCTCTTTTACCTGTTTGTATATACTTCCTTTACTGCCGCCTGCCCACTTTTCCACCTCGCCAGACTCCGAGACAAAGCTATCTTTTTCGGTAACCCATTGCTCTAGAGCTTGTTCTAAATCATCGAGTTCTGCATTTTTATTGCGATTCATAATATTTGCAGAATACTCTCCCCACTTGCCTTGACGTTTAATTTCAGATTCCATTTTAATAACGCAGTCAAAACACATTTGATGAATAGCCCACATCTTCTTATTATACTCGTTTACTTTCATTAAATTACCGCATTTTGGACAAGATAAAGGTAAAACTACTAGTTTTTTAATTTCGTCGAGTTTGGTTACGGTTTGTTTGATACCTTTTAGAATGGTCCATTTCTTACCGTTTTCCTCCCAAACATCTCCTTCTGTATGTGTTTGTGTATTTTTATCCCAACCTGCTTGAATTTGGGTTCTATCGCCAGTCTGGCCGGTGAGTATATTTCTCATCCGTTGTACATCACGAGGTACAAACTCCTTTTTGA